ATCTTCAAGAATGCCGTTTGCCGGAACGACAACGTCGTAATCAACATAATCGGCGGCGGCCGGGCTTGCCCCGATTCCGATGGCAACCCGAATTTGAACGGAAGTCGTATTGCGATTTGCAAAGCGCACATTGAACGTTTGGACCGCCGCCGCCGTAAATAGCAGAGTGTCGACCCCGGCGGAAAGGTCCGCCGACCCTAGTTTTCCAGAAGCCATTACAGTTGCCCCATAAAGTAAAGTTTGCCGTCAGTTGGAATGTTCGCGGCGGCAACTGCTGCCTGTACGAACTCCGTCGTCGCTATCGCCTTCGTGCTGTCCCCTGCCGTCCGCGTCAAGGCGCTGGAACCCTCATACCGCACGTTCGTTCCGTCACAGAAGATGCCGTCGGCCCCGCCTTGAAGAATCGGCACACCAGCGCCGCCAAGGGCAATTGCCGTAACACTGAACGCCCCGGTCGTGTTATTGATGATGGTCCAGTTACCGAGCGCCGCGGGTAGCGTCAGCGTGGCATTGCTGGTCAGCGTGCCCGTGACAGTGATAAACCTTGAAGCGGCTTGGATTGCGGTAAGAACCGTCGTACCGCCGGTCGTGTTGATCGTGGTATTTGAGAAAGCCCGGCCGGCATACGGAAGCCACAGTGTCCCGATGCTGGAAGGCGTGGTGTTGAAGTCCGTCGTATTGTTGGCTACGGCGCTCACATAGCTGGCTGTGCCTGCGTTGTTTTGTAGCACCATGCCGGCAGGATAACCGCCAATTTCCGTCGAAAGCGCCGCGTCGAACTGGTATTGACCGCCGGCATTTACCCAAACCGTGTGCGTGGTGACGTCGTACAGAATGCCGTTAAAATCCTTGCCTTCCGGGGGAATGCCGCCGGCCGTCAAGGGCAACATTGTGACCGCCGGGAAGCCTTCCGTGAACGACGCTTTCCCGGTGCCAGTTGCCGGGGTCGGAATGGTGTTTTTTGCCCCGCTATTGGCGAACGGTAACGGGTAATTTGACGGGCGGGTTACGGGTGTCGGCATGGTTTAGCTCACGTAAAAGGTGCCTTGGTCAAAGGGTTGAGACTGGATACCTTCCGCGAATCCAAAAGTTTGCGACGGGTCAGCTTGAAACACGGTTGCCAGCACACCGGCGGGCCGCGGGGCGACCCCGGATTGCGTGATTATCACATATTCAAACGGATACAGAAAGAACTCAAAGCGGTATTCCATTGTCATGGACCCCGCGTCGCGCACGTAGCACCGCCCCCGCGTGGCAAACAGGTTCGACAAAAGTTGATTTAAGCCGTCGGCCGTACCGTTCGTAATGTTCGCCAATGCCTTGATTAAAATAACGCCGCGATACTGGTCGTCGGTCATTTCATAGACGCCAGCCGTGAACGGATAGTGTCCGGGGTTTGGTGTGTTCGCCGGCACGTTAATAGAGCGCTCGACCTGCACGATACGGCCCCAAATATCCAAGCCGAAGCCTTGGGCCGTTTCCACGTTCCACACGTAGGAAAAGAAGGTGTCGAAGTCCGCCCGCGGGTCCAAGTAAAGGTCGATATTGCGGACAAGCTGGGTTATCGTGGCCGAATTGCCATATTGGGAAATAATGGTTTGTTCAACGTTCAGCATGGTTACACCAGCGTAACGGAAATGTCAGACGCGGACAACGTGGGGCGCTGGTCGATGCCGACCGCAACTTGCGTCAGTGTGGGCGTTACGGTGCCAATCAGGACGCTCAAAAGGGCCACGTTCGGGGCGCATGCCGTGACGGCGCCGTAATACCGGCTTGCCAGGATAATGGAGCCGATGCGTTCCCGCACGGTCCCGTCGGTGCCGTTGAAGCGGGCGATAATGGCCGCCTTCACCAAGTCCACGATGTTCAGCGGCAAAAGCGGGTCATTGACCAATTGCACGGCGAATTTGCAGGCCAAGGCGCTGGGGCGTTCAAACTTGATTTGGTAGGTCGGTTGCGGGTAGTTGTAGCCGCTGGCGTCCGTGACGGTAACGGTCGTGTTCCCGTTGTAATCGCAACCGACGTCCTTCTTGCTCCAAATGGCCGCCGCAACGTCTGCGTCGACGCCGCCCACGACGGCCACATAGACCGAATGCGCGGCGACCGGGTAGTTCGTGGCGCCCGTGTTGACCGTGGCGTTCGTGGGGTTGTCAATGACGTAGCAATCCAGCACGTCGTCCACATCGAAGACGGCCGCATAAATCGCGTTCGGCGTGCTTCGCGCATTCAGGGCGACCGAATTCTTGCGGCGCAATTCAAAGTCGGTTCGGTTTTCCACGTCATGGCCGATAGTGCCGTCGGCCGCGTTCGTGATGGTGTCCCATCCGGCGATTGCCTGATAGACCTGAATCAGCGTGCCAGCGGCGCACGGAATGGGGCCGGTCGCAACGTTCTGGAATTCTTGGTCGACCGTACCGCCCGCGCCGATGGTTGCGGCACCCGTGCTGGCGTAGGTGTTGCCACTGGTATCTTGGGCCAGGGTGCCGGCCGGAACAACCGTACCCGGGGCGCCGCCAAGTGTGGCCGTGACCGACGTCGACGTGGCCGGCTTGCGGGTCAAAAAGTAAATGCGGCCGATGGCGTCTTGAAAGCGGCCATCCGAATATTGCGGGTCGACCTGATTGACGATCAAGGCGACTTCGTTGTTCTTGTCCCCAATGACGGCGGTTTGACTGGAAGCCAATTGCCCTTGCGGCGTTTCAAGCGCCGGATTCAGGCCGCCGCCGAAGGCCGCGTCGATATCCGATTGCACGCCCGCAAGAATGGCGGATTCTGTAGGGAGAACGACGCCGGCCGGGGTAAATTGGATTGTTGGAACGCTAGAAGGTAACGGCATTGGCGGCCCCGGTTTCGTCAATGAACTGTATTTGCCCGGCAATCTCCCGGGAGTCGAACGACGCAATTATACATTGCGCACTCACAACGCCGGGCACTGTCAAAGCGGCTTTTTCAATGTAGCCAATCAGCAGCGTAAGCGGGGGAAGTTCCCCTAGAACGTCATCAAAATAGGGAATACCCTTGGGCGTATTGTACCAAAGTTCGCCCAAGAACAGGCGCACGGCGCTGGCAACGTCTTGGGCCAGGGCGTAAGGGGGCGTCGCCATGGCGATATTGCCGGCGCTATCTATGACCAAATCCCATGCCGATTGGTCAAGCAAAAGTGTTGAATAACTAGCCATTTTTCAATTTCCGATTTTTCGCCGCAATTGACATTCTCAATCGGGTTTCTTCCGACACAATCCGCGGCGGCCTGGTCTTTGCTGCAATTGACATTTTCAATTTCGTTTCATCGGAAAATGTCCGCCCCTTTTGCGCCAAACTCATTTTGGCGCGGCTTTCGTCCGACCTCCGGCTTCCCAAATTATAGGAATTGCCAGTGTGCGTCGCGCCGATTTTTGCCCGTGTTTCTTCCGAGAACTCGCGACCTTTTCCAGCTTCCGAAATTTTACGCTTCGCTTCGGTAGTATGCGACCATCCTCTTACGTGAGGTCGCGGGCCAGTGCCCTTACCCTTTCGCTCTTTTGATATTTGCGCCCGACGCTCTTGCGTGACAATTTGGCCGGGCGCACCTTCGCCGCCGGTCGTCAAATTAAAACCGCCCGGACTCATGGTGTCAAATACTGCAATGGCGTTCCGTTCCAATCTACAAAGATAGTCCCAATCGGAAGCAATGACCAAAACTTTAGCGTCAAATCCGCGGGTGCCATATTTTCGGATGGCATTATAGATGGCGCCAGGTCGCCCCCTGTTTGCGTGGCTTCGATGTAGATTCACACGACGACGAAGCGTGCCCGACGTTATCCCAATATATTGCTTACCATTGGGAAAAGTCAGCGCATAAAGGCAACCTTTCGTATCTATCAATTCGGACCCCCTGTGCTTCCGCCGCCCGGCATTACGCCGCCATGCGTGTGAGTATGAACGCTAGTTCCTGCCGCTGTCACGTCGCCGGTAACATTCATGGAGCCGGAGAACGACGCGGCGCCGCCGCCGGTTTGCGCCAAGCCGCCGGCCAGTGTAGTAAATCCGTTGTTCGTGCTGGTCCCATTGTGCGTCGTCGTCCCGTTATGAATCGTGGCGCCATTTACCGTAAACGTCGGCGTGGTGATCGTGGTCGACGTGCCGGCGTTGATTTCCACGGTTTGCGCTTCCAGCCGAATGTCGGGCGCGTCAAGTTTGATTTGGGTCGGGGAATGAACCCGAATGCCGGCCGTGCTAAA